TGTTACCTGTTGATAAGCATTGGCAGTTGCATCTGAGTTAAAACGAACTATAACGCTTGCGTTAGCACTCATATAAAAATCTATAATTTCCACAAATAGCTTTTGATAAGCACCGCTAATACTACTAATTAAGGTGCTTGCGCCGGAAAGAGTTGTGGTCGATCCTAGTTGAGTCATACCACCAGCTGCGCCGACTGCAACCCAGGCCGCACCGTCATAATATTCTGTTGAATTAGTGTCTTTTAGAAAAGACATATTGCCTTCCTGTGGGCTTGTAACAGCAGCAGTACGAGCAGCCGCACTAGCAAATACCCACACGCCTTGCATTAGGTAGCCATCAACGTCATTAGCCGTTAAAACTTCCCCTGTTGTAAAATCTTTAAAGCCTAGTCCTGCTCCCATTTTCTTATCTCCTTAATAGCTCAATACGGATGTATCAAGTACGCCGTATTGGGTTGAGTCCAATATAAACCCGTCTATTACGGGTTCAAGTGTAGTAAAGGTTGTACGCCACCTATTCGGTGTCACGTTATGCGCCACGCCGAAAACTTGCAGGGTTTTTGTAAGGGTAGATGCACCTGGTTGGTTGGTAGTAATTGTTACAGGATCAAAATAATCCAAATCTAAAGCTGCAATAATGCCAGCGTTATAGTTTTCTGTGTATAGATCGAGTTCAATAAAATCGCATCTAACGCTAGTTTCAGCACGGCTTGCAACATAAGCACGGGCATAGTCCAGGGCTTCTGCATCGGTTTGCATGAGCAAATTCTGAATATTGTAAGTATGAGCAAAATATTTAGTAACACTAGCTGCGTTAGTAGCGTTTTGAACTGTGCCACCTGTTCGGGTCACATTAGCCTGGTTAAATACAAGGGTATCGTCTAGCCGCCAGACGGCATTGGCGTAGCTAATATCGTTACCATTATCGTTAAATACTACAGGCGTACCTGCCACGCTTGCCGTAGTTACTGTTCGATCTTGAAATACGAACGATCCCGATGGATCAACGTAAAACGCGCCGTACTCAGAATTGGTAACGGTTTGTAATGCAGCCAAGGATGTCCGAGCTGTGCCGGGGTCTGCCTGCAAAGTAGTCAAACCTGCATCTACATCGCGCATAGAAGTAGGCCATGAAATTTGATCTAGTAATTTATTGATCCTAGTACCTGATAATTGGCCTGCACCTGAATCGGTTACGGTACTGATCTGGGCATTTTGAGCCAACCGAAACGCATCTACTGCCTGGATGGTTGTATAAACTATATCTGTAGCCATGCGTGGGGTAGTGGTGGTGTAGCTGGTAATGAATCCCGAAAACATTGGATAAGTGACACCGCTATAAGTAGCCGATATAGATACCTTACGCATTGGGTCTAAAAGGCCAAAGTAGGGACTGCTGGGGTTCTGGCTATTGAACGCGCCTAACTGGTCAACAATGCGTAAAGTCATTGTGCCAGTCTGAAATTCATCCACCTGCGGATTGCGGCCGCGTTTAATAGTTACGCTATCTACCACGTTACTTACATCTACGATAACCGCAGCTGAATCGGCAAGGATATTAGTACCTAGGATGCCTTCTCCAATTATAAAAGCCTGGGCAAACGATGGCCCGGTACTAAAATTTATGACCGCGTTAATTACTGGGAGTGTCATTATCCTACGATCGCCCCATTAGGTAGTTGCGTGTAGCCATTTTTTTGAGCTGCAATTATTCCATCATTAATAACAGTTATTAAATCATCTTGCATAATTACAGAGCCAGCATTTACATTTACTGTAATGCTAGAGGCGGAACTAGAACTACTGCTCGTTGGCATGACAGGAAACATATTTTCTAAGTCATAAAATGAGGATGGTACATAAGGTGGTGGTGGTATTACTTCAGTTGTAACGCTACCGCTTGTACCGCCAAGTCCTGCACCAGTAGCAGCGGCAGCAGCGGCAGCAGCAGCGGCAGCCTTTGCTGCAGCAGCGGCAGTAAGGTCATCAAAATTACGATCTCTACTTTGATAAGGATTGACCGTTACGCCTGCGATCATGCCTAGTTTTACAGCAATATCATTTAGAGTATTTAGCCAAGCATCAAAGGGATTTACAGCAGGTTTAATGCCAATAATTTCGGCAGTTAGTTTGGCTGTAGCTCTTTGAGATGCCTCTAGTTTTTGTTGTAACTTATCTGCTAGTTCATCGTTCTCATTAAGAATTGCTTGCTGTAACTGCAGGCGTAGTTTTTCCTCATCGGTGATTTTGCCTTTAAGGGCTGCTGCTACTTGAATCTTATCGAGGTCAAACATGGCAGATGCCTTGGCCAGTTTGTCTGATTTTTGCTTAGCTGCTAATTCTAGTTTGGCTTGTTTTGCCCGTGCGGCCGCAGCTGCAGCCTCAGCCTTTTTTAGCGCATCTGCATTTTTCTTATCTAGCTCAGCTTGCCTTTTTTCCTCAGCTAAAAGTGCCTTGTACTCTGTAAGGTCAAATCGTTGACCAAATTTTAAGCCGTTTGTACCTTCGAGGAAATCTTTTTGTTTTTTGCCTAATGCAAGGTATTTGGCATCGAGGCCATCTACTGCAACGCCAACGGCTGCAATAATGCCGATAATGCCAGCAGCTACGGCTATACCGCCTAGAGGATTAAGTACGAAAGCCTGGGCAATAGCAGTAGTTAGGGCAACAACTCTAAGAGCCTTCATCGCTTTAGTAAGGCCGCCCATAATTCTTATAATTGCAGTTACGCCAGCTTGAATTTTGCCAACTACGAATAAGGCAGCAAAGGCTGCACCTACTGTTTTAATAACAGGTAAGAAATCTTGAACTACTTGGCCTAGTCTGGCGATTGACTCCCCGGCGTATTTGCCAAAGTCTATAATTTTTTGTTGTAATGCTTCAATATCCTGCGATCCAGTAGCGACAATAAGCGCATCGATAATGCCTTTACCCAATGACTCTTTAGCCTCATCTAGGGCAACCTTAATTCGCGCTAATTTACCTGCAAAGGTATCGGCTGCTACGGCAGCACCGCCGCCAAATATGTCATTAAACCTAGCCATAATCTCAGTTGCCGACATGGTTTTAAGTTCAAGCTGTGTAAGGCCAAGTGCATATTTTCTTAGGCCTTTTGTGTTACCCAGTTGAGCAGCTGCTAAATCTGATACAACTGTGTTTAAGTCAATACCACTAGCTGCACTTACATCCATCGCCAGGGTTAAGGCATCCTGCGCTAAAGCTACTGAGCCTAGGGTCTGAACTAACTTAGCCATAGCTGGCCTCAACTCAGAATCGGACACACCTGTAGCCAACTGCAGTTGGCCAATAAAAGCCTCAACCGATTTAGTAGCCATGCCGAAACCTAAATTATTCAAAGTGTTGGCAAGTAGAGCTGCAGATTTTTCTTCCTCTGCAAACGCCTTTATAGCCTGATTAGTTAAGGCAAGGATTGAGCCGCCAATTAACGCGCCTTTAAGTTTTTTGCCTAACTTATCTATAGCCTTTTCAGTTTGGTTAAACGCCTTTTTGCCGGTGAATTCGGCAGCAATATCAATAACTATATTAGAGGCCATTAGTTCACCACCTTAGATCGCTTGTTAAACATTAGCCTGGCTTGATCAATAGCGCGTAGAACGCCATCTTGCGCTTTGCCTTGGTTTTCCTCATAAGCACGATATAAAACGCGCCCTTGCATTTTCTGCGATCCTTTCATCTGACCGCCTGTTTTATTGTTTAAGTTCCGTACAAATACGCTATTAGGCGTTTTTCGGCCAGCAGTTTCATAAATGGCACCAGCTGCAGATTTGTTAAACAATTTTGCTAACGATCTAAATCCGCGTGTGTTTGGCTTGCTTGGGGATGTCTTATAACCAATGCCTGCATCGACTGCCTTAGCATTGTAAGTTGGAAAAGTACCTTGGCTGTTTGTCTTAGGTCGCCAGTTACTTAGGATTTGAGAATCGCCCACGGCATAACCGCGAGCAGCTTTAGCGACTGGCCGTAAGGCGAGTCCCATCTCCTTAGTAACTAACTTTGCCAGATCAGGGGCATAGGCGCGTAAAGCCTTACGCAGTTCTATTGCGCCCTTTACCTCGACTGGCATTTCGTGCCTCCTTGTTACGGTCTTTTAATCCCATTAACATCGCTTGCAACATCCTGTGATCTAGTTCCAATAAATACTGTGGCGCGATACTTGTTTCCAAACTGATCCGTGCGATCAGATAAGTAAATGAGTCGCGCCCTATAGTTCCGGGTCATCGTCTAACACTTCCACCTTGGCAAGCATGTCCATGAACTCTGCGCCAAATAGCGGAATTGTTACAGCTGCTCTTTTAAGGCACTCATACGCCAACCAGTAAACATCGGTTTGCTTTTGATCCTCAACAAAGCATTTATGAAAACCTTTACCTTTATACAACTCAAAGGCATACTCTATTGACGGCGTAATCTGATGCTCAGTTACCTCGCCAGTTGCCCTTGTTATTTTGAGTTTTGCCATTTTGTTTGCCCTTTCGTATTTAGGTTAGAACGCAACCGTAGGTGATACGGTTACAACTGAATTGACTGTAAATGAAAGGCTAGATGCAGCTTCATCGGCTACGCCACCGTTACCTACAGGTGTTAGGTTATTTACCAAAATATTAAATTGGTATGAAGGATTAGCAGCTGATACAGCTGTACCTTTTACTGTAATCATTGACACGGCTAAAGTTTGACCAGCTGCAGCGTTTAGTGTTTGCATAGCCTGAGATGATGCCCAGTCGTTTAGGAAGTCGATGCTCAGGGTTGCAGCTTGCAAACCTGCTACATATTTATGAGCAAGATCGCCCATAGCTGTAACCTCAAGCTCGTCAAAAATTTGTGTAAGCGTTACAGCTGTCACATAACTTGAAATGTCAATGCTTGGAACTGTTGGCGCAGCCGCTGTGGCAAGTTTAACGCCAACATTATTATTTAGATAAATTGCCATTTTGTTTATTCCTCGTCTGTTTTTGTAGTGGCTTTAGATGGTGTTGCGTTTTCTTTCATTTGGCCAACTTTAATTAGCCAGGCTAACTCTGTATCTTTATCAGGCATTTTTTAACTCCAACTCGTTAGTATAGATATATTAAATTCGGCTGTTAAAAGATCGCCGCTATCTGCATTTAATACGCCGGGCGCGCTAACGCTAGTTATATTAAATACAAGGTTAGATGCAGCTAATTTTGTATAGGCTGCAACGATAAAATCCTCAATGCCCTGCAGGTTGCCCTGGTTATCGAACATGGGAACGGTTAGCAAAATCTTAAAATTAGCCATTGGTGAAATAGTTATCTGGCTGTTATTGCTAGGTGTTAAATATGGATCGGC